ATAACCAATGTCAGCAAATTTGTCAAAACCACTTGTTTTAGCTTTATCCATGTAATAATCTGCCATAATGTATTGAAAATCATCAATTACTAAATTAGTAATCTGAGGTTTCTTTTCATTAAGTATGGAAATTAGACCTGCAATAGCTAAACCATCATTAGTATCTACATAATTACCTGTAGATAAATCCTTACCTTCTATTGGTTTATAAAGTTTTTTCCATCCTCTTGCAGGAATATCTTTTCCTGATACATTTACAATAAATGTATTTGTTGGATTTAAACCTTTAATTCCAAGTTCTTCACTTGGACAGATAGAGGTACTTTTGCCGAAACCTGATTCAGCAATAACAAGAATTTTTGCCATTGTTTTTAATTTAATGTATTTAAATAGTTTTAAAATGTTTTATATTACCTAACATAGATACACCTAAATGTTGTGGACACTCAGTATCACGAGATTCTACTAAATGTATTGATCTATAGTTAGGATATTCATGTAATGGATAACCAAAATGAACTGATAATCCATATTTTTCATCTGTTGGATTAAAGAGTGTTAAAAGATAATCACATTCTTCTGATAAGTTACCTGAATCTTTTACATCTTCACCAGTAGGATATATAAATTCACCATTGAATTTTAATCTTTCTATATTGGATATAGACCTGTTTAGATGCACAATATGAACAAATGTAAAATGACAGAAATTGCGTAATTCTACAGTATATTCTATCCATTTATCCATATTTTCTTTCATTGTGTAACCTCTTTCTCTTTTGAGTTTACGAATGTGATCTGTAATTATAATAGTTCTCTTTTGCTTGTTGGCAATGTTATAACCTATTAATCTTTTCTTCATAACCTTCTTACCATCCTCTGTAGTTTCATAATCCTGATATACAAACTCACCATTCTTTTTAGCATAAGCAAGAATAGTATTTCTCATACCTGTAGGATTATCTCTATCTTCCAAGAATTGTATTATACCTTCCTTTACTTGATGTCCTCTAATATCATACTCTCCAAAGAATGGAATTATTCTATTGGTATAAATATCTTTTAGAATAGCTTTATGCTCTTCAGATAATGGAATAATATTACCTTGTCTATCTTGTAGTTTACCTAACAGATATCTACTTGACAAAGGATATTCCTCATCATTATGCATAATAGATTTTATACCATAGTCATGATAAAAGAAGAATGAAGCAAAGTCAAATTCTTTCTTTACTCTATCTATCTCATAAGAGAAATAAATTACAGTAATAGGAATATTTTCTTTAATACAATGTAATATAGGATGAATAACAAAACCAAAGTCTACTAAAGTACTCTTACCTACTTTTGGACCAGCAGCTACACCATAGATTGCTTTTTTTTGAACACCATCTATTGCTCTATCTAATGGTGGTAAACCTGTTGGTAAACCTTTATTTTCTCCTTCCTGACCTTGCTTTAATGCTTCAAGAAAATTCATTACTTATTTAAATTTCATTTTCATTAAAAATTACATCACTTTCTTCTAAAATTACTCCTTGTAAATATTCACTAATTCCATTCCAAGTTGATAAAAATCCGTTTATATTATCTTCATTTTCTTCAACTTCATTAGACATTAAAATATAAGACTGAAAATCCTTAATTAATTCTTCTATTGAAGTTGCATTGTAACCAGTTGCAAAATAACAACCTCTTTGTAAATCAAATACTCTGTAAAATTTTTGTTTTTCCATATTACTTCATTAGTTTATTATTAGGATCAATCTTATTCTTAGCTCTAGCTTCTAACACTCTTTCTATCCAGTTAGATAACATAGAAGTTTTATAATTACCTTGTCCATCATAAATAAATCTTTCTGCAGTCTTAACAAATTGTGGTTCTACTCCTCTCAGATACATTTTAGTAGCTTCTAATACATCTTGTTTTCTAACATGTGGGTTTTCTTGAAAAAACACTTTCATTCTTGCAATGCATGTTTTTTTAGAACCAGATCTTTCTTTGTTTTTACTTGCAAATAATTCTCTGTATTCATTTACCCAATCCCATACTGAATCTATATTTTGGTTATCGTATAAGGCAACATGCCATTCTAAAGTATTTGTTTTATAATCTCTTTCTACAATACCAATGCTATTTACTTGTCTAATTGTTTCTTCAGAAAAATAAACAGTATCTAAATTGTGAAAACATGCTAACAAATACAATTGACCTTCATAGATATCAATATTAAATTCTACTAACAACTTTTCAATTTCAGGATTTAATTTCATAGTATCAATATTTTAATTTTATCAGGATCTAATCCAATTAATGCTTTTTTAGTCCATTCTTCATCAACAGTATTTGCATAATAAGTAATGTATATTTTAGCAGTTTCATCATCTTCCATGTTACACATTCTCATAACTTTTTGAATAGCAGATTCTTCAGAACTCTTCATCTGATGAAATATACCTATTTTTAAGTTAGGAAAAGTGATACCCATATTAGTCATCTCACACACTGCAAGTTTACTAATTTCATTAGACATAAATTTATCTAATGTATCAATAGGAGATTTGGAATGATAACTATCTGCTAACTCATTTGCAACTTCTGTTCTTGCTGTAAAAATTAAACATCTTTCATTTTCTTGTATAATCTTTTTAACTGCTTCAATTTTAGTTCTGCTTTCATAAATTAAAGATGCTCTTTTAGATGCATAAGTCATTTTTACTGTTTCAAACTTTTTATTACCCCAAGACATCTTTTTGAATCTTTCAAATTCTGATGTAAGATATTGATAATTATGGTATTCTGAAGTAAAAAACTCTTTGTCTTTAGAACCTGCTTTGATGTATTTGTTAGTAGAATTTAATGTAACAGGTACTAAATATACTTCATAATTGGCAATTATCCCAGCATTTATTGCTTCTTCTATTGAATATTTAAAAATAATATTTAAATCTAATTCTTGTCTTAATTGTTTTTCAGTTTCTTTAGAGATAGAGCCTGAAACACCTAAAATTGGACAAGTTGTTTCTTTTAACAAATCTATTTGTGATTGAGATAAAGTATGTATTTCATCACAAATGATGACGTTATAAGATGTAAGATTTACTTTAGATAATGACCTTTGATTTATAAGGGTAATATTTTTTGATTTTACTTTCCATTTTTCAAATTCATATTGCCATGATTCTATAATAGAATTATAAGGAACAGTAATTAAAATCTTTTTTGTTGATTTAAGAGTTTTTAAGGCATCACATACTATTTTAGATTTACCAACTCTTGGTGCAACATTAATAATACCCTTAAAATTATTCAGTAATATCTTCTCCGATGCTTTTTGCTGTATTTCTATTCTCGATTGCATTTATTACTTTTTTAATTTGTATAAGATAATATTCTAAATTTATATTTGACATGTCTATGACAGTTGATAAATTATTACATACAGTACATTTCCATCCTGCTTCAATTTCTGTTTCTCTTTCTTTATCAGGATTCTTAGCTAATGGTGGCATTATTTTAATAAGAGATACACCTGTGTTGGTAACTACATATCTTATTAATTTTTGTAAAATCACATCTTGTTCTCCATCTCTTGCTATAAGTTTATGACTTTTTTGCACCTTAGCTCTCATAAAGAAATTCTTTAATCCATTAGTTTCCAATTCTTGTAACAAATATTGTTCTGGTAATATATTGGAAATAAAGTATTGAGAAATAGCTTCTTGTATTACTGTTGCACTATGATTTTCATGTAATTCTAATTCTTTTTTAGTTTTAAATGCTGCACCCTTTCTTTTAATTTTACCTTCAGTAGATACAGCCATATAATTAGATACATCTTTAATAATCATTTTAGAATAATATACATATTCTAGTTTTAATTGAGTTAGTTCTTCCCACCAATCTATAATACCAAATACTTTAGTCATATCTGATTTTAATACTTTTACAGTTACACCATCAGTATTGGCTTGTAATAATTCACATTGTGGAATAAGCATTAATGCTTCAGCTAACATACATATTAAAAGTTGACCATTAATTGTAATAGTCATAGTATATTTAGGATCATAAAAAGATGAATATTCTGAATTAGATTTACCATATACACCATTTAATTCTAATTTAATAGAACTATTCCATACTGAACCTTTAGGATATTGACTTCTTTCATTATATCTTTTCTCATAAATATCACAAAATTCTATTCCTAAATGCTCAGGATATAATTTGTTTTTAATTGCAAGATTAGGATAATATGAAGATACATCAATATCTATTATGGTGTAATCATCATCAGATGTATAAATAC